GAAAGATAGATCTTCTGCTGCTATCTTATTTGCCTCCTGTTGCAGTTGAGATTGAGATGCAATACGACCAGGTCTTATTTCGTCTAACCTAGCTCTTGCTTGTTGTAATCTTTGATTAATAGCAGCTTGATTAGCTAGGTTACGTCTTATATTTTCTGCAAGTGTATTAGCCATGGTGACACCACCAGTTTGATATCCTATTCTACCGCCGTCTTTAACATTGACTCTATCAATAAATGCTTGTTTCTGTTCATCAGTCATGGCAGAATAATCTTTATCAAACTTAAAGTAATTATCAAAATAAGATCTCATTTTTCTACCTACGTTTTCTTTTCTTCTAGCCATGTACTCATCATAAGTCTCGCCCTCTTCTTGAGGTGGTTCATCTGCTAAAAATGCTTGATAAATGTATGTTGCTGCACTAGTCACTCCACCAACTAATATTTGTTGTTGCACTAATGAAGGTAAATCTTTTAATATTGGAATATCTTTAAACAACCCCGTAGCATCTCTTATAGAACCTAATCCTACATCTTTAGCTATTTTTTTAGTTCCTTCTGTGGCTTCAGTTGCTATCTTGTCTGCAATTGTTTCATCCTCTTTCAGTGCATCAAAAGTAGATTCTTTTCTAGGATTAAAAAACTCTTTTACAGCAGTTGTTCTGTCGGGACTTAATGGAGATGTGAACCCACCTCTAAGTCCACCGCCAAAAGGATCTGTTGCTCCACCTAAACTTCTTACACCTGCTCCAAAAGCAAAAGTTCCAACTCCTTGTTTAAATGCATCGCTGATACTGCCTCTTTGATCAAACCTACCTATACCTCTCATAAGCCCTGCAATACCAGGATTAAAAGGTGCAACAAACGGTGCAGCTTTAACTGCAATATCTGCTAACTCATTAGGTACAAGTTTTCTAAATCTCTCTTTTAATTTACTACCAAGGCCATATTTTTTTCTAGGGGTAACACTGGCTATCCCACCTTTATCACGTAATTGTCTTGGCATTTTTGCTCTATTGATCATATATGTTAAATGTTGTTATTTTTAAAAGGCAGGGATTACACCTGAATTTACATTATTACTCGCTTTTTACGAGTAAATCAAGGTTATGTTACTACCGTCCTAGGTGTCACTTGCATAGCCGATAGAATCACATGGAGCCTATTTGCATTACCCGCTGTAACTTTTACTATCTCTCCTGTTTCAACGACTAATGGATGGGTTAATATTTCTGTTGGTGTGTTAGCAGATATAGCTTTTTGATGCGCAACACTAAATAAAGTTAAATCGCCTGCATCTATCTGTATGGTTATGGTAGATCCACTACCACTATCATCGCTAACCAATATTGATTTTACTATGGCAGTTGTTGCCGAAGGCACTGTGTATAAAGTCGTGCTGTCTGTAGATGTTAAATCTACTTTTTTATTTACAAAAACATTAGCCATGTTTATCCTAAAAAGAAAACAATTGCGTCATTGTCCTCTGTCTTTTCCTCTTGAAAAGTAGTATTTAATTTTTCTATTAAACCATTCAAATCTCTAACTAAAGATAAAAATGAAACTTGATCATATTCTCTTGGTGGTTGTGTTAACGATTGTACTATCTTTGCCATTATGCTTTTTTAACTCCTTTAATTTTTTTCTTATTTAGTGATGCATAAAATACTTGTTCACCACGTTTTTTACCATATTGTTTTTTCATAGACTTCATTATTTTTTTACCTTTTTTATTTAATGGCATTATCTTCTACCATCCGGTTGATAATCTATTCTAAATGTTCCTAGTTTCCAAAACTGACTAGTGCTAGTATTTTCTACTTTTAAAGATATCTCTCTGGCTCTAGCACGTGTGTCTATTTTAGTTGAACTACTATTAATAGTAAATGGACCCAAAGAAGAACTAGCTTTTGACTGATTAGGAAAATCTTTTAAATTAAGTGTAACTCTTGCATCACCTGTTTGTGATAAAAAGTCTGGTATTACTCTTCTTATTTTCATCATAAACTCACCGTCACCAGCTAAACCTTGTTGACCAATATCAAAACTTCCAGATTCTATATTTGATGTAATAGCCGTCGTTTGTCCTCCTTTAACTTGATTTAAACCAGTTTCATGTTCGTAATATGTTGATGCACCATCTGTATTACCGTGAACGTAATTAACATCTGTATCTGCTGTTTCTGCACTTGAGTCATATTCTGTTGCATGTGGTTTACCAAATATAGCGGAATCTTCCCATGCTGTTCTTGCTAGTGTCCCTGTAGTCCACACTGGTCGCTCGGGACTTGAATCTAGATAATTGTATGCAACCATTCTGTTTACAACTCCAGAACCTGAGTTTGGATAGAACCACATAACTTCACCGAACAAATTATTTAGTCCTGCATTAATGTGTTGTTTAGGTGTCGTATTAATATCGTCAAATACATGATCTTCAACTAAACATGGTAATGACTCTAGTCTACCAGCATATCTAAAAAAACCATTCTCTGACATCCAGTATGCAGTACCATCAACTTCAATAGCTGCGTTCTGTCCAATTAGTCCACAGTTTGTACCAACCTGTTGAAATGAGAATGTAAATGGTGGACCAACAAATCTCATAGTGAACAATGCAGTATCAGTCCAAATATAAATTGCATCACGACCTCTGATTGCTCCAACAAGTTTAGATCCATCTGCTAATCTTTGTGTACCCGCAGTGTTGGTTGCGCTTGGCGTATATGTATTAATATCCTCTTGAGAAGAAAATCTTATAAACATAGGGTCTTGTGTTGATTTAGTTCCAATAGTTGTTTCTGTTCCAAAGAATATTAAGTGACGGTCTGGAGTAGATACTAAACTAAATGCAGAAGCTGTTGGTGCACCAGATATAATAGTTGCTCTAGTATTGTTTGCTCCTGTAGGATTTGAATCCCACTCAAAACTTTCACCACCATTAATGGTTGCAATTAGTTTGTTACCTAAATTATCTAACGACCAAAGTCCAGGCGCTGTTACAATATCTCCTGATGCTGCAGCATTCCATGCAAAAAAGTTTGATGCGTCTGTTACTGTTGCTCCAGAGGAGTGTGTTGCTGCTGTTGTGCCCGATGCTCCTCTAGTCAAACCAGATAAAACTCCACTATTATCATTACCAGTGTAGGTAATTAATTCGTTATCTATCAATACTGTACCCGATGATGGAAATGAGGATGAGCTAGCCATTGTTAGACTTGTTACACTAGCATTTATACTTGATGATAATGTTGATGTGAACTGCCCTGCTTGTTGCCCGCCCCATGATCCAAGACTCCAACCTGTTGATGCAACCTCAACAGCAGGTCCAACAGAATAATAGTGTTTAACTCTTATACCACCAGATGTGGACGCACCTGATCCCGACTCGTTAGAGTCCATCTCTATCGTAAGTGTAGTATCTGTTGGTATTGATGTTACCATGAATTTGTTGTCATCAAAATCAGTAGATGTAAATCCAGAGTTAGTTATAGAGGTAAAGTTATCTAATAATATAATATCAAACTTATTAATATTGTGTGCTGACGAAAAAGTTATGGTTACAGTCTTTGATCCGTTAGTTGTGCTAAATGCGCTTGTTAGAGTTGTTGTAGATTTGATGGGATGTATGTCATAAAAAATACCACCAGAATATGCATATAAAATTCTGTTAGTTCCTAAAATAGCATACTTAATACCTGATGTATTTACAAAATGGTGTATGGCTGTGGCTCTGCCCGTTATAGCTACAGACCCTAGTTGTGACCAACCACCTATCTTTTCAGGTGTCCCATATCTAAATCTAACATTATCACCATCAACCCATTGGCTTTCACCACCTGTCGATGTAACTTGTTTATTAAATCCTGGTGCAAATTTTACTTTTTGTAACATATAACCTCATTATATTATATATTCCTTATAGGTGGAATACCTAACATCGGCCTTTTGTCAAACCTATTTTTTTCAGCAAAAGGACCATTTATATGGTTATAATGAAGAAATACTTGAGCGCAAGTATTACCTTCTAAAGGTTCTCTCCAATGTTCTAATTCACAACCACTATATACTAGCATGTCTCCCACATCAAGTAAGACTTCTGTGCCTGCTGGTGCATTTGGTTTTATAATTCCTTTGTATTCATCTATGACCATATCTGCCCCTGTGCCATCTATAAATATAGGCCATTTATCGCCACCTAAATGTATGGTTGTAGATATCTCACAACTGGGTCTATCTTTGTGTCTACGTAATATATCTCCATGCTTATATATTCTAGCATAGGAATATGTTGGTATTAGCTCAAGACCTGTCTCTTTTTGCATAACAGGAAGAACCTTCATTAACAATGTCTCCATTACATGGTCTGCATAATGGGAATATGTATTTGGCACTTGTTGATCAGTCCATGTACCTAACATTCCATTATCATATGTAATATTATTTTTATACATCCACGCAACCGCATCACGTTTAAGCATAAAGTAATTAAATACAAAATTAGCTAACTCATAACTAATTGCATTTTTTATAACTTGATATTTATTGAAAGCCATCTTGTATAAAATTAAAACTTACTGATATTCTTATATCATTGGATTTATTTTCTTCAACTGAATGCCATAACCATGCAGGAAACATTATAATTCTACCAACAATAGGTTCAATGTGCACCTCTCTCCAAAAATCTATGCCTGGATTACCTGGTTTTCTAGCTGGCATCATAACATGTACTCCAGGTCTAGGTTCAATTAATTTTAATCTTCCTGAATTAGCAGGAACTTTTACATAATACACACCAGAAAATAACGCGTTAGGATGTAAGTGAGGCATGTTCATTCCCCTTGGTGGATTTATATTAGCCCACATATTACCTAATCTTGCATATCTATCTATATGCTCATTATCATATATTTCTTTTTGCATTCTTAATAACTCTGTGACTAGTTGTTGGTACTCTGGTTTAGTGCCCATATCGGTTGTTGAATGCCAACCATTAATATTTGTTCTTGACATGCCCTTATCTTGTTTAGACCAATTAAATATATCTCTTGTTAATTGATTATTATCTAGTTGCACATCTTTAGCATACACGACTGTTGGAAAAAATTTTTCTATTATCATTCTTTTATTAAATCCATTGTAATAGATATTCTATTTTCTTTTAAATGACATGGTACAGAATGATCTAGGTTTGAATCAAATATATAAATAGAGTTTTGTGGACACTCTACAATTTTTATATTTGATACTGGGTCTTCCTCTGTTTCTTTTTTTAAACGAAACATAGTTCCATAATTATTATTATTTACCAAATAATAAACTAAAGATTTTACAACAGGTTGAGGATGTTGATGCCAAAATATATAGTCTCCTACACTAAAATTAGCCCAACATTTATATATTTTATAGCCTTGTATGTATTGTTTTATTTTACTAACAAAAAAATTCATTTCTTGAAAAGTGTGTAGGTCAGGTTTTGTTTGTAATCCAGGAGATTCAAATATATGTTCTAATTTTTTATTAACAAAATTTAAAATATAAATTCTTTCCTCTTCAGTAAATACATTATATATCATCTAAAAGGTGTGCCTCCAAACCACATAACTAAAGACTGCCTAACACCACGTGTAACAGGTGCTACTCTATGATTTATAAATGATGCAAATATAACTGCATGTCCTTGTTTAAGTTTTGCTTTTTTTCCGGGAGTCATTAATTCTAAATCTCCACCCTCAAATTGATTTTCAGGAGATAATAATAATGTCATAGATATTTTTCTAACTGGTGGTTCATGTGCCATAGCTATATCACAATCCATATGCCAATCATAAAAACCACCCTCTGGATATTCTGTAAATTGTGCCTGTTCTGTTATTTGTATATCCCCAAAACCAAAATGATTTAAGTTTGCTTTTTGTATAAATTTATTTATATCACTATACATTTCTTTCATTTCATTAAAAGGTATCCAAGATATAGTCGTTGTTCTTTTTTTAGTATCTAACCCACCTCCAGGTTTACCCATGCCAACCTGTGCTTTTTGTGGTGGTTGTCTTCTACCTGCGTTAATAATCATTTCACATTGTTGTGGTGTAAATAAAGGTGTAGTTGTTTCTACGATCCAGCTTTTCCATTTGGGTTCTAATATCATATTGCACTCCTATTAATAATAGGGTTATAATCTACATCCATATTGCAAGCTAAAGTTCTTCTTGTTTCGTCTGTGTTATTAAATGGATACACGCAATGTCTCATGTCATATGGAAAAACATAAAAATCTCTTTCTCTCATATTAGGTCCATAATCAATATTAGCAAATTGTCCTGTTGAGTTACCTATTATTTGTAACTGACCATTCATAGGTTTTTCTGCTGCTGAATATTCTACTCCAGTATTTTTTGGTAATTTTAAAATCATAACAGATGATAATCCTGTAAATAAACCACCTTGGTGGACATGAACCGGATTATATTCATTTGCTTTCATTTCATTTATCCATATAGAATTTATATGTGTTTCGTATTCTTTTATTTTATTCCAATCTAGATAATGTTTCATTACTTTATTAAACCATTGTAAAACATTTTGTGGTAAATAATTGTGGGGATGCATTCTGTTATTAGGTGGTCCATCAAAAAATAAAGAATGTTCACTTTTAATTTTACCCACTAGTTGAATATTAGCTGGAGGTAATTCATGTTTTTTTGTTTCGTATATATGATTAATAATATTATAAATATCTAAGGGCACCTCGTATTTCAATACTGATTGACCTAAAAATACAATATTAAAATTTAATGTGTCCATATTTTGTTTTTATCCTTTCTGGAATTTTTTCTATGTAAGGGTTATATACTTTTCTTACAGGTCCATCAAATAGTTTATGCATGTTGTTTCCAACTATTCTATCATCGTAAGATAGACCATTTACAGATACTTGATTTAAATCAATAAACCTATGGTTAAAATAAGGCTCATTTAAAAACCCATATATTTTTCTAAACTCTTGTTCTGGTTGTGTAACCATGTCATCATACTTTACATAATGACAAAGACCTGGATAATTATATGAATTTTTTATTGCTTCTAAATCTTTTGCAA